CAAGGAACAAAGCATAATGGAACTAAAAGAAGAACTCAAAGAAATCAATACCAAAATCGATGTATTGACCGAGAACGTTAATAAGTTGGTACTCAACAGCGAATCCAAAGACATCAAAATAGACAAACGTGTTGAGAAACTCGAAACAAAAATCGAATTATACGAGAGATTCTTCAACGAAGTAAAAACAGACACCAACAAAAGAAATAACATGCAAATCGCATTATACTCCTTAATCATAGCAGTACTGGCATTGATAGTGAACACAATATTCCATTTCATATAACATTGTTAATGTCCCACTATATTAACACCCAAATGTGACAGTGATAAAAATGGCAACAAAATTCAATCAAGACATATGCAACGACCTATGCGAACTATATGGTCAAGGATTATCACAAACAGATTGTGCAGACATAGTTGGGATAAACAGGCGAACATTATCACGATGGATTGAAAAAGGCAGAAAGGCCAAAAGTGGAAAGTATCGTCAATTCTATCTTCAATGGCGAAAGGCTAAAGCAGAATATAAGAGAATGCATATTTCCCATATAAACAATAGTTCTTCATGGTTAGCACATCAGTACATGTTGCAAGTAATGGACCCTGAAACCTATGTAGTGGCCGAAAAACAGGAAATGGAAACCACAGTCAAAGCAGACATAACAGCAGACGTGGACATGACAGATGAAACAATCCATACCAACGACCTTGAACTGCTCCAATCATTAATAAACGATAAAAATGACAATACTAACAGCGGAAGAGATAAGCCAATTACCGAGTAAACCCCGAGGAATCGGTGAATGGAGCATACTCATCAACAACGGATACTGGAAACCACGCAACTTTGATGTACTAATCATAGAATTACTACAATATGCGCTCCAAGGCAAAGTATCAAAGATATTATTAGGTGTACCATCCAGGCATGGTAAATCCACATTAATATCAAAGAATTTCGCATCCTATTTTTTAGCACATTTCCCAAATGATAAAGTCATATTAACTGCTTACAGTCAAGGTTTAGCCAGTGAATTCGGCGGACAAGTCAAAGACGTACTAAACTACTATGGTGGATTAAGCCCATATAACGTGAAATTATCCACAGATAGTAAAGCAAAAAACAAATTCAAACTAAACCACCCATACAGAGGCCAAATGCTAGCAGTCGGAGCAGGCGGTTCAATACTAGGTTTTGGTGCAGGATTATTCATCATAGATGACCCTATCAAAAACATCGCAGATGCAGAAAGTAAAGTCAAACAACAACGATTAGCAGACTGGTTCGGAGCAACAGCAAAAACAAGACTAGAGAAAAGGACAGATGGCAAACCACCAATAATGTTAGTCATAGCCCAACGATTACATTTGAAAGACTTGCATGGAATAATACGTGAAACCGAACCCATAATAGACGCACATACAGGACTGCAAATATTAAGGAGTGGCGGAACCATCGACCCAAATACCTGGATAGATCTAAACATACCTGCAATATGTGACAGTCACAATGACCTACTAGGAAGACAAATAGGTGAAGTCCTATGGGAAGAGCAACGTAGTTATGATTGGTTGATGGCTGAAAAAAAAGCAATGGGCAGTTATCTCTTTAATGCTATTTATCAAGGCCAACCAATAGAACGTGACGGGAACATTTTCAAGAGAATATGGTTTATGGATGAAACCACCAACACTATTTTTAATCAGATAACATTAGACCAATTACCTAAAGATTTACCAAAGATGAGATACTGGGATTTCGCTGCAAGTGGAAAAGACGGAGATGGAACCAGTGGCTTATTGACTGGATGGGATGGTGAAAACCTATACTTCATAGACTTAGTCGCAGGGAAATTCAGTAGTAGTGAAACATTAAAGAAATTCAAACAAACCGCAAAGAAAGACGGAAGACAAACCCTAATCAAGATAGAACAAGAACCAGGAGCTGGAAGTAAATTATTGATCAACAAATTCCGAAGTGAAAAGGAAATGAAAAAATACCGAATCCGAGGAGACAAAGTCAATATGGCAAAGAATGTAAGGAGTTTCGATTTAGAAGCATTGGCCGAAGATGGCAAATGTGTCTTTGTCCGAGCGGATTGGAACATGAAACTTATAGACCAGTTAGTGGCCTTTACCGGTGCAGATGGTGGTGAAGACGATATTGTGGACACAGCCACTGGAAGCGCCAAACACTGGACACGTCCAAGAAGAAAAATCAATGTGTGATACTCATGAAAAAAGCAGACAGTTTTGTTGTAACAGTTAAAGATAACGAATATAATGTAATCGACCAATTGGAATTAGAGAAGCATGCCTTGAAAGCCGAAATCGACCCCGCAACTGGTAGTAAGCAAGTAGTGGATGAGATGTTCAAGCAAGGCACTTCAATTTTGAATCCGAAATATAATCCGTATGACCTTGTTAAGTTACTTGATTTGTATACTTATCATGCGGCTGCGGTGGATGCCGTTAGTGTTGATACTTCCGGTGTCAATTATACCTTGAAACCGGTGGAGAATGTCGAACCGGTGGAAAGTCAAAAGGAAAGATTCATTGAGGTATTAGAAAACAGTACCCCATCAATCAATACACATCTGCAACGTATGGTTTATGACCGTCGAGCGGTTGGTTATGGTGCATTGGAAGTAATCAGGGAAGACAAATCCAAATCTGATATTGTACGATTGAAACATATTCCCGCACATACCCTGAGAAGACACACTGACTTGAAACGTGTAGTCCATATCACCAGCACTGGTAAAAGGGTATGGTTCGTGATTTATGGTAAAGATTACGATGAACAAGGACATAAATGTGATGTTCATGCAGATACTGGACAATTCCATCCATACAACAGTCTTGATGCAAAAGACAAGGCTAACGAGTTATTATGGACAATGGAGTATGCACCAGGAACCGATTACTATGGAAGACCACCGATTGTATCAGCATTAGGTAGTATTAAAGGTGACCTCAGTGCGGTCCGTTATAATAATGCATTCTTTGAGAACTATGGAATGCCGAAATTCGCCATAACTGTCACCGGGGACTTCGCAGATTATGATGTTTCTGAGGATGATCCGGCTTATGATGTTACACAAACATTGAAATATCGTATCAGTCAGCAAATCAAGGAAGTAATCAAAAACCCACATTCCGCTATCTGTATCACTATACCATCTGAAGGTGAAGAGGGTAATGTAGAACTGAAGATTACACCATTATCCGTACAGACTGAAGAGGGCCATTTCCGTATGTACCGTAAAGACATTAGAGACGAGTGCATACATGCGCATCATCTTGACCCATCTCGTATTGGAATCTTCGATGCTGGTAACTTGAACGGTAACAACAGTGAAGCAACAATGGCAAGTTACAAATACGGTACTATTGCACCGATAAAGAATGAAATCGAAGCAATTGTCAATCAAATCGGCGAAGAATTAGGAGTTACCTCATGGAAATTCCATATTGAAGACGTGGCACCAATCGATTATACAAAAGATTTAGCATTAGCAGAATTCCTATTCGCAAGAGGTGCAATGACAATCAAAGAACTAATTGATAACTTCGGCAGCAAATTCGGATTAACCATTGAAGACGAAGATGACTACTACCTCAATGCAAGATACCTCAACAATGTACCATTAGAGAAAGTCTGGAATGAAACCGAAACCAACCCAATGCTCGAAGTGGACACAATACTTGCCGGTTTAGAGGATAATTTGAGAGGTGAAACCATTGACAATGACAGCAATAGAAGCGAAGCGGTTGATATTAGCATCTCAGATAAGCCTGAAGAGAAGATTAAACAATGAAGAACGGTTGGCCCGCGAATTAGGGAAATTCTTCAACAGGCTACGAAAGGAAGTATTGTCCGCATTAGAGGAATACTGGTCAGACTACCAAATGCTACAGGGACATATCAACTTAATCTGTTCCCCAGTTCATGAGGCTCATCGTGAGTATTTTGAATTATTGTCAAAATATATCCGCAAAGAGTATAAGCTCGGACAGGCTGAAGCTCGCAGATTAGTGAAACAAGCGAATAGCAAATATGCTCATAAGTCTAAGATTGAGATGCCTATTCAAGGGATTGTTTCAACACAAAGAGATGATAAAGGTTTGTTTGCTACTATTCCACAGGCGGAACAGGATTTGCTGAACAGGACTTTCCGGACAAGCGAACAGACTCTGTCAAGAGTGGATAATCAGATTAATCAGATTATCACTGATGGATACCGCAGCGGTAAAGGGATTAATGATATTGGTAATCAATTGACTAAAAGGTTTGACCAGTTAAGCACATGGGAAGCTCGTAGAATTGCCCGTACTGAAGTAAATACCAGTCATAATAAGGCTACTATGGATACTTATAAGGAGTTGAATGTGGAGTATACTCAGTGGATTGCTGCGAATGATGATCGTACCCGTGACAGTCATGCCGAGATTGATGGGGAAATCATACCTGTGGGGGGTCATTATAGTAATGGTTTAGAGTATCCTGGTGACATGAGTGGTCCGATTGAAGAGTGGATTAATTGCCGATGCAGTAATGCACCGTTTGTTATTCCGTATGGGTATATTGCTCCAAGTTTCAGTCCTTTCAGAGAGGAAGATTTAGTGCCTGTCGAAGCAAAATCATTTGAAGAGATAATGCAACAAGCAACACAGGAAGCTCAAGAACAATTACCTCACGAATCCTCGACAACACCAAGTGAAATAAAAACAATAACAAACACTAACGATTTACTTTCAATGCCTTCAGGTCCCGAACTAAAAGAATTAGGGAAAATACTAACTCCCCAAAGAAGAAAAGCATACTCAAAAGGGCTTGCCGAATTGAAGAAACTGATCAACAAATACAACAAAGCATCAGTATTTGAAAAAGGCCAAATTGGCGAAAATATTGCCAAACAAAAAGAACACTTAAAACAACTTGAAACAGATTCCATAAAAGCCAAACAAGTAAAAGAACCATCTACAGTCATAGAAGAGGTAGACTTCTTTGAAACATTAAACGAAAAACAGATTGATATTGTTGCCGAAAGATTGACTGAAAGTAGATTGGCACCATATTCAACAGCATTAGAAGAACTTGAGTCATTATTGAGTAGATATGAAAAAGCTTCACCTGCCGAAAGACCGAAACTCAAAGAATTTATTGCTCAGACAAGAGAAACTATGCGAAAATTAGAAGCGGATTCCACAAAAACAAGAATGGATGTGTCTAAAATTTCCCTCGAGTCTTTCAAAGCAGACAAACAAGTGGATAATATCAAAGAGATTTCTCCTTTAGAGCAAAAACAAATTGAGGCTCAAAGAAAAGTCAAGTTAAGTGAAAGAGATATTGATGGGATGGATTATTATCTTGGCCCAAATTATATGGATATGGCGAGTTATATTTATAATACTCAACACATAAAAGACGTTCTTTCAAGAATTCTTACAAAAGAAGGTAGAGAAATGTATATCAAGGATATTAAACAAAAATATGAGCAAATCAAGAAGACTATGGAAAAAACTCCTGGGTGTGTTCAAGATACAATTTACTTCAGAGGAGGTAAATTTGATGAAAATATGGAAGTTGGGGAAATTGGAAAATGGGAATGCCCTACATCAACTTCTTACCAAAAAAGGGTTGCAGAGAACTTTGTTGAAGAAGGGGAATACCTCATTGAAATATATGCTCCTGCAGGAACCAAAGGGGTTGCTGTTAATGATGGGAGATTTCATAAACATTCCAGTTCTCACGAATATACTTTAGGACCAGACCAGGAATTTGTGCTTCTTGAAATTGATAGGTCTAACAGGACTTGTAAAATTTTATTATTGAATTGATGGTGTTTCATATGGTGATGTATGATTACGAAAAAGCAGTGGAGCATTGTGAAAGCTTG